GAATCTGTGAAGCAAACTCAGCCCCAGGATTCCAAGGATTTGAAGAAGCATTAGATATTAATGTTCCTCAAAAAGTATTTGATTATGTTAAAATTAGATGTGGAGTGTGAATTCAAATGAAGAACAAAAAAACTAAAGCATTGGCACAAATGAAATCATCTCATTATTATATCTTCTGGGGTATCTGCACTGCAGCAGTTGTTGCTGGCCAGGTATATGTTGGAACTGGTTATCGTGTAATGGCAGAGGGAGTTAATAACCTCACCTATGGACTTATTAGCGCACTTAAGCAATGAGATTATTTAAAATCGATCAAAGCAATCTGGTAGAACCAAAAGTAAAGACTACTCCTGAAAATGTAGAAGAAGCAAATCAAGCATTGTTTCGTGCTACAATGAACCTACCTGCTGCTGCAAAGCATTGTGGTATGACTGAGAAGGAAATGAAATTGACCTTCTGGGAATTTTTGAAATACCATCCTATTGATTATGATACTGACAGAGAGTGATGCCGTTTGGGCCGCAGATGAATTCATCAAGTATTTCTCTCAGATGGGAAATATTGAGGACTATCTGCGTTTTGTGAAAAAAGAAGTAATCAAGTCCACAAGTTCTCTTGCACCACTTCATGATGAGTTCTTCAACGAAGACATTCATCCTCAAGAGATGGAGTTTGATATCAAGTTTGTTGGTTCTCGCTTTCAACAGTCAGTGCCACAAGAGCACTATGGTAATCTATTGAGGGCAGTGTCTTCTCATAATAATGAGAGTAACATTCCTGGCAGAGAACTGCGTTGGATGGTCTTTGAGAAGAAGACACAAACTTGTCTTGGATTTATCCGCTTCGGATCTCCTACTATCAACTCCAAACCTAGAAACTTGTGGTTGGGTCAAGCACCTAATCTTTCAATCTTCAATCGCCATGCAGCCATGGGATTTGTGATTGTGCCGTCTCAACCGTTTGGATACAACTACCTTGGAGGTAAACTCCTTGCGCTGCTGTGCTGCTCTCACTATGCCCGTGAGACGCTGAACAAAGTCTTTGAGAAGGATATCGCCCTGTTTGAAACTACATCTCTCTATGGGTCCACTACGGATGCCTCACAGTATGATGGACTTAAACCATTCATGAGGTACAAGGGACTGACTGAGAGTAAGTTCCTGCCTCTGCTTCATGATGAGGCATTCCACCGTCTTCATGATCGGTTTACTGTGTGGAATAACAATCAACCTTTGACTGACAAGAAAGCATCATCTAAGAAGATGAAGCGTCAGACAAAGATGATTTCCATCACTCGCAATTCTCTAAAGGAATATGGGGTGGATGATAAACTGGAGCAGTTCAACTCAGTTATACAGACAGCACTGTCTCTCACTCAGAAGAAAAGAACTTACTTCTGCGAATATGGATATTCAAATGTCAAAGAAGTAATTCTTGGTGAGCAAGAAGAATTGGTTCGTGGTCCTAACTGGGATAAGTTCTATCTTGAGAATATTATTGCCTGGTGGAAGAAGAAAGCAACCAAGAGATATGAAAAACTCAAGGCAGAAGATAGGTTCAGAACAAAAGTCGAACTCTGGACAGATGATGATGAAATTCAAATTATTAGATAATGGAACTTAAAGACTGGTTGAATAGTATCAACTTTAACAAAGAGGATTTGTCTGAACACATCAAAGACTATCCCCCATACATCGTCAATCGTTGTCTATCAGGACATTTGGATTGTGTGATGTTTGCAAATGAAATGAATAAGTATAGTTTTCTTGACAAAGATATGCAATATTCATTCTTCCTAAATACTTTGAGGAAAAAGAAGAGATTCTCTCCCTGGCTCCGTAAAGAAAAAGTCACAGACCTAGAATGTGTCAAACAATACTATGGTTATAGTAATGAAAAAGCATCTCAAGCTCTGAAGATTCTTACCCCAGAACAAATTAACTACATTAAACAACGACTTGATATTGGAGGAATGAAATGACCGTAGAACCCACCGTCGAATGGTCACAAGATCAAATGGTTGAGGTTGTCCTCAACGAACCAGATGACTTTCTAAAGGTCCGTGAAACGCTTACACGCATCGGTGTGGCGTCCAGGAAGGAGAAGAAACTCTATCAGAGTTGCCACATCCTGCATAAGCAAGGGCGATATTTCATCGTCCATTTCAAAGAGTTGTTTGCACTGGATGGAAAACATGCTAATCTTACAATTAATGATGTTCAGCGACGTAATCGTATTACTCGCCTACTTGCTGATTGGGGACTGATTAGTGTAGTCAATGAGGAAGCAGTTGTTGATATTGCACCGCTGAATCAAATCAAAGTTCTTGCATATAAGGATAAAGGCCTGTGGGCTCTTGAACAGAAATACAATATTGGGAAGAAAGGTAAGACTACAGAAGAGAGTTGATTGTTACGAATTCGTAACAGAGTTGACAACTCTCTAACAAAAGTTGTATAATTAGATCGTGGTTAAAAGATTCGCATAGCGTTCTTTTCTCCAAACCAAGGACATTAGTCATCAATTAAGGAGCATTTTTAAATGGTAACCCCATCAGATTATTTCGCGTCGGCAGATATTAATAAAGTTCCAGTTCCAGACTGGTCACATCTGGATGTTACGTCTCCAACAAATAACCCTACAGTTAAATTAAAGTGGGACCAAGTTTTTATCGATGATATCGATGGAAACGTAACAAAAGAAGAACCTCATACAGCAGCAGAAATTGAGTCAATTAGGTTGTCTTTTGCAGCAAAGGTTGATGAAACAGAATTTCCTCCTGCAGTAAAGTATAGGGGAAAAGAATATGCAAAACCGTGGCAACTTGTCTATGGTTACGGAAGGGCAGAAGCACTTCGTCTTCTTGGTACAAAAGGTTGGTTCTTTACCAACCTTGAAGGGACTGAAGATGCTCTCGAAGATGTTCAAGCACAAGAGAATGAACTTCTTCCCAAGCGTGTCAATGAAGAAATCGACATGCGTAAGTTTTTGATCAAAAAGGTCAATGATGAAGCGATCGAAAAAACAGAAACCGCAATTCGTGCAAAGTTCCGTAAAGTTTACTCCTACCGTCGTAAAGAGGTAGAGAATCGTGTTGTTCCTCAAGTTTTAAAGGAACTGGGTGTTCAATCGCCATATATTCTGTACACCTCAGCTCCTAAAGCACAAGACTGGATTGACAATCATTCAAGAGAAGAATATGTCATCGGCGGAGAATTTGATTCTGATCGTGACATGTATGGAATTGTCATGAAAGAAGGATATCAGTATCGTGCAGTTATGAATGCATATAAAACATATGAAGATACTGGAAAATTTACTGAGGTAATTTTTCACTGTGGTGCTCCCAGTAAAAAGGCAACTTTTGATAAAAAAAGAAAGCAGGTTATGGAAGGGTTTGAAACTATTAGAAAAAGTCTCAAACATGCCGGAGTAAAAGTGTGGCCAATTAAAGTTCTTGGAGCACTACCACAGGACAGAGATGTTGATAACCTTAAACTATTGGTGACTGACTTTTTTGAAGGATAAATAACTCGTCGCTCTTTCGTGCGCGACACGCTACATACGGAATACACGCTACATTCTGGGGGTTAACCACACCCCCTTTTTTATGCTTTCTTGTATAATTAGTAGTGTAGGAGGACGGGTTTCTAGAGCCCCTTCTACGCCAAGACTGCCTTCGGGAGTCACACAACACAAACTCGCTTTTAAAGGAGCTACCATAATGAACACCTTAACACGGTTTAATGCTGCGGATATCCCTGCGCTGCTGGAGAGAATAAATAAGAACAGCATCGGCATGGATGAATACTTCGACAGGTTGTTTAGTCTGCATGAGACAACTAAGAATTATCCTCCATTTAACTTAGTCCAGGTCAGCAACGTAGAATCTAGACTAGAGATTGCATTAGCAGGATTTAAAAAGAAAGAAGTAAATGTCTACACACAAGACGGTAAACTCTTTGTGGAGGGCCAGAAAGAGGATAAAGAAACGGAAACGAACTATCTGCACAAGGGTTTGGCTCAACGGTCGTTCACACGTACCTGGACAATCGCAGATGACACGGAAGTTAGATCGGTTACTTTTGAGGATGGGCTTCTAGTTGTTGAACTAGGGAGAATCGTCCCTCAACATCATCAAAGAAAAGATTGGTTTTAAATGCGTATAATAGACACTAAAAAAGGTTTAGTATTGGAAGGTAGAACTACCGGAAGAACTTTTGAACCAATATCTGATTTGGAAGTTTATTTAAAATGGGTTGTTGAAAATGTGTCTATTTCCCCTTGGTCACTTACGGAAAGTCATTTGACTTTTATTGATGGTGTGGTAGGATATGTTATTCATCGTGAGGGTCAGTTTCAAACACAATTGTTTGGTGTTCAACCAAATGTGATTATCCCAAATCACCATCATCCAAACATTGATAGTTATGAAGTTGCCATGCATGGAGTAACTTTTATTCACTCCGGTAGAACAATTCCCTCTAAAATCATGAGACCTGGAATGGCAATATATGTAGATCATGATGATTTACATGAGGCATATACTTTAGAAAATGGTGGATGTTTTCTCTCAGTTCAGCAATGGTTGAATGATGTTCCTCCAACTAGTGTTGAAACTGATTGGAGTGGTGATACTATGGGTCCTCAACATGACTCCAATATTGATTCTAAATAAAGTATCGTCGCCGCAGACGGAGGGGAAACTGGCAAAAACCAGTTGACTCCCCTCTTTTTTATTGGTAAAATAAGAACAAGGAATAATCTAATTATGACAATTAAGGTAGTGCTTTTGAAGTCAGGTGAAGATGTCATCGCAGATGTCAAAGAGATGGTGTCTCCTGATAAAAAAGTTATCGGTTATTTTCTGACTAAACCATGCGTTATGAAAATGCAAAATACCGATAACATCACTCCAGAGGAGATGGATCCGAAGAGTGAAAGAAAAACTGAATTCTCTGTGACAATGTATCCATGGATGCCTGTTGCAAAAGAAAAGACCATCCCTATGGCAACAGATTGGGTCGTTACGATGGTCACTCCAATTGACAAAATTTATCAAATGTATGAAGAGGACATTCTGAAAAATGGACAAGAAAGTAATCAAGTTGATTCTGCTACAGACGAATCAGAAACTAATCAGTCAGATTGAAGAAGTAGCTGCTGAGATTGGAGAACCTGATTGTAAAATTGTAAATCCAATGGAGATCTGTGAAGACCATACTCTTCGCCCCTGGATGCTTGAGCACACTCAGCAAGACAACTTTATGATCAACTCTGACAAGATTATTACTCTTGCAGATCCAATGCCTACCTTACTTGAAAAATACATTGATCTTACAAAATGAGAGTCTTAAGCATTGACCTTGATTATATTATAGATGATCATATCTTTCGGGATACTGCATTTTCTAATAATCCTATTGTTAGGTGGGATGGTTTCTATAACACAACAAAGTATAAGAAAGAAGATCTTCCCTATAATGATAATAGGTTGATTTTCTTACAAAACTTGTTCAGTGAAGCGATCAAGCATTGTGATAATGTTAAGTTTGGATATGATCATGATTCAATTCTTTATCATATTGCAGAATACGAGTCAATTGATCTAATCAACATTGACGAACACGATGATGTTCTAATGTGTGATTATGATTTTGTTACTAGTGAGCAACGTTCATTTGAACAAGAGGTTGATTATCTGCTAGAATATGATGCGGTTAATGAGGGCAATTGGATTGGATGGCTCAATGTAAAGAAGAAATTGAAGTCCCTTGTGTGGATTGCGAACAATTATTCGCTCATAGGAAAAAAGAAAAAGTTTGTTCAAGACTTCATTGACAATTACACATATGTTGATGATGATAGTTATCAAATAGATAATTATAAGTTTGATCATATCTTTGTTTGTTTATCGCCACAATACCTTCCAGCACATCATTGGAATGTAATGAATTGGTTCATGGAAGTCTATGAACAACAAAGTGGAACAAAAGTTGACCCTAAAGAGTGGGACAACAAAAAATTTGAATATGAGTATCTCCATAGGAAAGTAACTGATGCGATTCTACACAAACGTGCAAATGATTGGAAACCAATTCCTGGTTCGTGGAGTCGAAGACGGTCGGAGATTTGAAACCAGGGATGAGTTTTTTCCAACTCTATTTGTAAAGTCGAAGAAAAAAACCAAATATAAAACTTTGAATGGTGAATCTGTTGATGAGATTAGACCAGGCACTGTTAGAGATTGTCGTAACTTCTACCAGAAGTATGAGGATGTAGAAGGGTTTGAGATCTATGGTAATGATCGATACATCTATCAATACATCTCAGAGAAGTATCCTGAGGATGAGATTAAGTTTGACATCAGTAAGATCAAACTAGTCACTCTTGACATTGAGACTACTGCTGAATATGGATTCCCTGATGTAGAGTCTGCACAGGAAGAGATTCTTGCAATCACTATTCAGGATTACACCACTAAACAGATTATCACTTGGGGTATAAAACCTTTTGCTAACAAGCAAGAGAATGTGACTTATCATCACTGTCCTACAGAGCATGAACTGCTGAGCCACTTCATCAACTATTGGATGCAGGATGTTCCTGATGTGGTGACTGGTTGGAACATTCAACTATTCGATATCCCATACATCTGTAAGCGCCTTAACAGGGTGCTTGGAGAGAAATTGATGAAGCGTTTCTCCAACTGGGGACTGGTGACGGAAGGTGAAGTGGCGATCATGGGACGCACTCACCCTGTCTTTGATGTGGGTGGACTGACCCAACTTGACTATCTTGATTTGTATAAGAAGTTTACATACAAGGCACAAGAATCATATCGTCTTGACTACATAGCAGAGGTAGAACTGGGACAAAAGAAACTAGATCACTCTGAATTTGAAACCTTTAAGGATTTCTATACGAAGGGATGGCAAAAGTTTATTGAATACAACATCGTTGACGTGGAACTTGTTGACCGATTGGAAGACAAGATGAAACTGATTGAACTTGCCTTGACAATGGCTTATGATGCCAAGGTAAACTATGCCGATGTTTTCTATCAAGTTCGTATGTGGGATAATATTATCTACAACGATCTAAAGAAAAGAAACATTGTTATTCCACCTAGAAATAAGTCGCAGAAGAATGAAAAATATGCGGGTGCTTATGTCAAAGAACCAATTCCAGGGAAGTATGATTGGGTGGTCAGTTTTGACCTTAACAGTCTTTATCCTCATCTCATCATGCAGTACAATATTTCGCCAGAAACACTCCTTGATGAACGGCACCCAACAGCTTCAGTTGAGAGGATACTTAATGAGGAAGTAAACTTTGAAATGCATAAGGACTATGCGGTCTGTGCCAATGGTGCCATGTTCCGTAAGGATGTTCGTGGGTTCCTGCCAGAACTCATGGATAAGATGTATAATGAGCGGGTAATTTTCAAGAAGCGAATGCTTCAGGCAAAGCAGCAATATGAAAAGACTCCTACCAAAGCACTTGAGAAAGAGATTGCCCGCTGTAATAACATTCAGATGGCTAAGAAGATTTCACTCAACTCTGCTTATGGTGCTATCGGTAATCAGTATTTTAGGTACTATAAACTGGCCAATGCGGAGGCGATTACGCTTTCTGGTCAAGTCTCTATCCGTTGGATTGAGAACAAAACGAACGAGTATCTAAATAATCTGTTGCAAACAAAAGACACCGATTATGTTATCGCATCAGATACTGATTCGATCTATATTAATTTCGGACCTCTTGTTGATAAATTTTTTAGTGCTAAGTCTAGCGACAAAGCAGCAATTGTTTCCATACTTGATAAGATCTGCCAAGAGAAACTGGAACCTTTTATTGAACGTTCGTATCAAGACCTGGCAACGTATGTTAATGCGTATGACCAAAAGATGCAAATGAAGCGTGAGAACATCGCTGATCGTGGTATCTGGACTGCAAAGAAAAGATACATTCTTAATGTGTGGAATAGTGAAGGGGTTCAATACACTGAACCCAAACTCAAGATGATGGGTATTGAGGCTGTCAAATCCTCAACACCAGCACCTTGTCGTCGTATGATTAAGGATGCACTGAAACTAATGATGAGCGGCACTGAAGAAGATGTGATTGACTTTATTGATAAGTCACGCGCAGAGTTTAAGAAGATGCCACCAGAGCAGATTTCTTTTCCTCGTTCTGTTTCTGATGTCCAAAAGTACAAAGGTTCTT